AAGATTCTACTTCTTCCTTAGTAGGAGCATTTTTGTGCATTAATCTTTGCATTTAATCCTCCATAGCCTTTTTAAATTTTTCTAATTTCTGTTTAAGTATTCTATTCTCTTCAGTAGTATTAATTAAATAATCTCTAATAGAACCTAAATCACGAATTGCATTATCTAAGAATTCTACAGAGATATCCAATTGAGAACGCACTGATTTTGGTAAATCTCCTCGCCCCTGTTTTTTACGTTGAATCGCGACGAATTGAGTTAATGAACCTACAGTACTAGCAATATCCATCTCTAAGGCTTTCTTTGCTAGTAATCGTCCATTCTCAGCATTTGATTTACCCCAATCAATAAATTGAATTAATGGATTTAGTTTACCTTTTGTGAAGGCATCTTTTACTTCCTCTGGATTTGCCTTCTTATCCTCTTCATTATTTGGAAAACATTTCTTTAGACTTTCATATACAGCCTGATTTGATTTGCGCACAAGAAATGGAATATTTTTCCTACGCGCGAAGGCTGTAATCCAAGTATAATGATATTGTGGTAGTCCATCTGTTATGATTACCACTCTAGTATTCGCGGGGACATTTTCTTCTAATTGTTCTCCTTTTATTTCATGTGTATTGAGAAATTTAACACTAGGATGATTCGCATATTCTTTTACGAATCCAGTGTTACCATGCAACACAACGGCTATTCCACCTTTAGTTAAATCAATTACTTGGTCCATAAGCTTTAATTCCTCCTCGATAGTTAAGTCATCTAATAATGATATTATCGCCTTATATTCGGCGATTGTTAAACTCCGTGGTTCTCCTTTATCCATTTGAATGTCATTTTCATTACTTCCATATAAGTATCAGAAGGATTACCGTCTTCCTCCTGACCTATACGATATGCTGCCCAAATTCTTACTCTAAGATATTCAGGTAGCATATACCAATGTTCTCTGCATCCCCATAATGCAGGTGGAACTTGTTTGTTACAATTAGGCCAATGACATTCGTGTTGACGTGTTTGGCTTGAATTCAATACGTGTTTTACTTTGTCTGATATACTATCAGGCATGACATTCACCATTACATCCAATATGACCACATTTATCACAAGTTGGATATGATTCAATTTCTCCTAGAGAAACTACTAATATTCTATTATGTCTTTCAGACGCTCTTTGTTCGAGCATAAATAAACAAGTTTTTAATAAAGTTATACACATTTCATTTCTGCGGTCATATATTTGATTATCTAAATACTTTAATCTATCAATACATGCTCTTATAACCTCCTGTAAATTTGTACCCGGATAATGACCTATATTACCAGGATATTTTTTACCCTCTCTTTTTACAAAAACTAATTCAACAAAGTAATCTATTTCATCCAATACATTTAATTTATATCTATGGCCTGGGTCAATTATTTCCATTCTATCCCTCCTATCTAGCCCATTTACCTTGACGATTGTGTTCATCGAATTGACAACTATAACATTGGAACATTTGTGGTGGACCCCCAAATTCTGTTTCTATAGTCTTACCACAATCCTTACAACGAAGATTTTGTTTTGGTGGTCTAGAATTAGTTTTACTTTCTTTTCTATGAACATTGAAGAATTCCTCAGCGTCTACACCTGCCTGTCTGAAAAATTCTTCATACATTTTTCTTGCTTGTTCTTGTTCTCTTCTAGTATATCTCTCCTGTTCTTTTCTTGCTTTTTCTGCCTGTTCATGATTGTATGAAGATTCTTCTCTCCAATTGAATCCAGAAGTAGGTCTAGAACTTCTCCAAAATGGTTCCTCAGAACGTCTAACATCATTCCATGTGCGAGGTCTATTAATTTCGTGTTCCAATGCCTTTAATAATTCCATTACTCTTGGATTATCACATAGATTCAATTGAGATACTCTAATAATCATGTCTCCACTTCGTGGGTCTTGACTAGTCTGTATAGTAAATTTAGAAGCAGCTTGTTCTTTTAGTTTAGAATCATCAGCTAAACTTTTACATACCTTCCTCGCGGCTGAATTAGCTTCGGCTTCGTTAGGATTATTATTCGCGAGTCGAATTAATTTTTCTAGTATATCTAGTTTCATATTTTAATCGACCGAGATTTCATAGAATTTATCAGACGCAAGAATATAGCCAATTGGCCAATTATTAATTTTACATTCCTCCAAATATTCTTCAAGCGTAGCCTCCCGAACTACATAGCATGGTTGCCCAATTATTTCACGACCATCATTCCAATTTAAACTCCAATCTGTGTGTATTTTTCCTATTTCTGGATTATCTGATGATTTGACTATCATTTTATTTCTTTATTCTTTGTAGTATCGATAATAATTGAAATCTTATACCCACAAATTGGACATTTATAATCTTGTGCCTGAGTTTTAGTTTCTGGATTAAAAGCTAATTTTCCCAAAGGCAACATTTCGATTTTTAATTCATCATCATCTATTTCAGAACATTCTAGGCAATAAATATTGACTATCATTTTTTCATTTTTCCAGCCATAAATATTTTTAGTTCCTCAACCTGATTTGGTGGCATTGTATAGATAATTTGATTACCTATACTACTAGTTACTATCATTCCAGCAGCATCGAATCCCTGCATCATAGCATCGAATTCTTCTGCATTCTCATAATGTTGCCACATTTTCTTCATTAGAATTGTTCGGCTAATTGAATGATTATCACGCTGTAATAATTCCATTATGATTAGTGTTTTTAATAGTGAAGCCTGACTTATTCCTTGCTTACCTAATGTAGTCTTCCTAACATTACCTAATAATTTCTCCGATTCATGTATAGCCTCGTGCATTGCATCCATTGATATATAAAGACGTGGTTCTCGCGCGAGGGATAGTATCATTGCGACTTTAAGAACTGAATCACCAAACCTATTTAATGTTCCAGTTTGGTCTTTCTCATCTTGCATCTTAATCATTGAGCAGAAACTTTCATACCAATCATCGTATAACGCGCCTACTTCATTGAAATATACTATACGTTCTCCTTTCTTAGTTTTCTTAATTCGTTTGAATTTAAATTCTTCTGATTGGTCCCCTTCCATTGGATGAAATTCACCTTGTAATGCTCCTAATTGCTTTAAATATTCAGCAGATTTTATGTAATTAGGTGGATTTTCTAATCTATATATTAATGAATTTACGTTCTGAGATTCCTTCTCATATATAATAAAAGTGCGGGCAAAATATCCACCTTGAATTGCTGATTTAGTAAAGAAATCATCAGACATTGCTTCATTAGTCGCAGTTAACATTGTTACAGTTGGGTCTTTAAGAGTAAAGGTTTCCATTTTCAACAATGAACGCCATTCACCTACTCTATACTGTCTATCATACAAATCAGTTAATATCTTAGTTGCTACTTTATCTTCGATGATTGACGACGTTAATTCGGATGAGCATATGAATGCGACGGATTTAGATTGTATCTTACCACCTGGACTAGTATAAGCAGTTCCCATCTCCTTAAGAATACCCTGTATGGAAGACCGACCTTCTATTATCCTAGTATTATTAACTGCCTTAACTAGTTGTCTTGCCATACTTACAGGTGGACCTTTCTTAAGTCCACTTTCAGCATGGAACATAGTATAAATATTAGGATACAAGTTGTATATCTGACGATTCAACCAAACATTGTCCTTCAACACAGCCGATATAGCTGATATACCAGCCCAATACCAAAATGATTGTGGACTTTCGAGTTCACTGTGTTGGTCTACTATTTCTTGTAGCCAATTGCTCATGATAATCGACTAGTCGTTTAATTTTTCTGAGTGTTTCATGCACTGTCGTGTTTTCATAAGGAATGTATTGACGTTCCAATTCCTTATACAATGATTTTAATTCTTCAATAGTAATGTATTCTAATTCTGGAATGTTAGAACGGAATATCATCGTTCATCATCCTCATCTCTGTCATCTTATCTTCAAAAATATCTCTTTGGAGCTTAGTCACTTCTATTAGAAGTTTAGACAATACTTCAACTAAATCTTCACCTGAGATTTCTCTGTAAAAATCTGGATTAACAATGAATACACCTGGAGTTTTACCTTTTTCTTCGTATTGAATGGTAATCTTAATCATATTTCAAACTTCCTTTCTACAGTATGGTGATAAATTGTGTCTATTAGTTTAGAATCTTGTGGTAATTGAACTGCGAGGAATTGCTCTGTAACAGACTTAGGTGGCATATCTAATAGTTCTACTGGTGGTTTTATAATAGGTAAGTCCTTGAATTTCTTCAAATCTCTATAATTAAAGCCTATTTCGATTTCACATGGAATAACTAATTCGCGACGTGGTAACGAACAATAAGTAAAATCAATTGGACGCTCCATTTCATCCTTGATAATTAAAGCATATTCCTTGACTTTGCTTTTAGGAATTGAGAATAAAAGAGCATCGTGTGATTCCATTACTATTTTAATTCCAGGTATTATGTTCTTAATTCTTAATGCGGCTGCCTTAGTATTATCAGACACCGCGCGCTGAGGAAGATATGAGAATCCTTGTCTGAATAATTCATCTCCATATCTTTCATAGAATATCCTACATCCACCTGTTTTGGATTCTACTCCAAATGGTAAGGGTGCAATTAGTTGTCGATTTTTCTTAAGGCATTCTATTACTTGCGCCTGAAATACACCTTGGATTTTAGGTTGACGCCCATGAAATATTTTAAGTGCGCGTTCAGCAATTGCCTCAGTAATTGCAATCGGTATTTTATACTTTCTAGCCTGTGTATTGAGTTCAATCGAAGCACGTCGTTTACCAGCCCCCAAATGACCAGCGTGACGTAATGTCTTTCCCGCGAACCGTATAGGATGCTCATATCCCAATACTTTTTTAGAATAATCAGATTCAGTGCCACCGAAAAACCAAGAAGCAGTCCAAGCATGGTAATCAATTTCATCCACCAATTTTAAAGCTTCATAATCTTCCGCGAGATTCCACACCACTCTAGCTTCTGCCTGTGAACTATCAGCTTGAACAAATACTTCTTCTTCCTGATAAGTAAAAGTATATCCATCCTTGATTTCAATATGATATTCATCAGGGACATACATACCACGTATATCTGCACCAATATCACCATGTTTAGTCATGGTTTGGAATGCGACTCCTAATACCTTTTCTTTCTTTTTTCCATTTTCATCTATTACTTCTATTGAAGGTCTAATCGGTGGGTCTTGTTGTCCCGTTGAAGCACGCCCGGTGTCAAGACAAGGGAAATATGTAGTTCGCATTCTCCCGTCGTAATCTGGAAGCGCCATGAGGTATGTGGAAATACTTTTTCTAACTCTTCTATCCTCAAGTATAAGCTCACATATCCTCCGGTGTTCAGGCTTTTTAATGGCAGTTTGACTATTAAGAAGGGCCGTAATATCTTCTTCACCAGTGGTATCTTTGCGAGGAAGTTTGAGATTATCCCAGAGTAAAATAGCGATTTGCTTTGGTGAATTGACATTAATTTCGGTTCCGGTGAGTTGGAAGAGTTCATATCTACACCTTTCATCCCATTCAATATATTTCCGAAGTAAGGTATCTCTTTCCTTCGCATCTATTCTAAAACCCTGTCTTTCTATATCATAGTAAAGACCTGGTAATTGCATCAGAAAATTCTCGAAGAAAGGACGCATGTTCATTTCATCTACGTCCCTATCCATTTCTTCATCTACTTCGAATGTAACGCAAGCATCCTTTCCACATCCGATAAGTAAATCAGAAATACTCCCTTTATACATCCCTTCGTCTTTATAAAATGGTTCTTCGGTGTATAACGAGGTGTTAAATGCGAGAGCCTTCGGTAATTCTGGATTAATTGCATGAGCTTTGAGCATTGTGTCGGAAATAATTTTTCTAATAATAAAGCCAAGTCTTTTGATTTTATCTCTATCATAATTGAAATTCTGTCCGATGATTTCCTTTTCATATAGCATCTCCGCTAGAATAAGCCAACATTGAATTAAATCAACATCAGGAATTGTAGATATTCCATCAGTATTCCAAAGAGGAACTACCATTGCATGATGACGATTGAAAGCGAGGCCCATACATACAGGAACACACGTTCCATTAGCCTCAATATCAACCGCCATTCTTATCTTGCCTTTATATCTTGTTCTGAATTCGGCTAATTGTGCAGAATTACGACAAATTTCTATAGTTCGCGATGGTAAAAATACTTCAGGAAAAGTGCTTTGTTTTAATGCACGCTTGAAATCAAAAATCATTACTTGCCGATTCCAGTATCCTTTAAATTCTCCTCCTGATGCTTGGTGGAGCAAGTGAGCTGGATGATAAGACGGGACGAATTTACATCCCATGCCATACATGATAGAACCACGGTAGTTGCCGATTTTATCTTTTCCAGACAATGCCCATAAGGCAGTTCCACCGAGAGCCAATATACAGTTTGGTTTGATTCCATTGATTTCCTCTTGTAACTCTTTCAACTGTTGGTCAATATCAATGCCAGAATTTTTAGCTCTGATATGAAATGGTATTCTTTTCTTTCCAACATTTGGAGGAACCTCAAATTTGCAAACATTAGTTACCCAACAATTCGCGCGATTTATTTCTGCATCATATAATAATCTATCTAGTTCTTTACCTGATGAACCTACGAAAGGTTTACCAGCAGCAGTTTCATGATAAGATGGAGCTTCGCCAAGTATCATTAACTTAGCGCCTAATGGACCTTGACCGGGGACGTATACTTTATCTGACATTTCGCTTAATTTTATTTACAAATTCTATTTGTTCCTTATCCGCTTTCAGAGCATTCCAAAGTATATTATCATTCTCACTAAAGAGATGATTAATATATCTAAATGAACTACCATAAAACATTTCTAGTAATTGCATATGCGTTACTGCGGGCGGAAGAAATATAGTTTTTTCCCCCGGAATCCACAATAACTTTTCATAGTCAACAAATGTTGCCGCTGGTGTTGCTAGTAGAAACTTGAGAAAATCTCTTCTATTCATTTAATTCTATATGGACATTAAAGCCCATAGCCTCAGCTATTCTTCTAGCTTTTGCTGCGTGTATTGCACACATCTTTTTGCAACCTTGTCCAGGCCAATATACTTTATGAGTTGCGGTGTCAGAACAATTATCCTGACAACATTCATTGTTTAGTTCCTTCATTTCGCTTTGTGTTATTGTCATAAAATATCTCCTTTCATGAGGTCTTTTCTGCATAAATTCTATCTAATATTTCGAATTGTCTTTCTGATAACCACCATCTATTAGACCATTGTTCTTTAGTTGAATCTATAAATCCTTGTTCCCATTCAGTTAATTCTTTATCTGGATTTTCTAGTAATTCATACATATGGTCGATTAGCTTTGCTTTTTCAGGATTATCTTTTCTGAGAATCATTGAACCCATTTAATTTCCTCAACGCTTCTTGTCTCGATGGTATATTCAGAATACTAGGTTGGATGTGAATCGCGTGGGCTAATTTCAAATTCTCAGATACAAGACCTATACTACATTGAAAATATTCAGCAGTCTTAGATATAGTCCATCCTTTATTTCTATGAGTCATAGCTAAATGATAAAGCTCTATTACAATAGCCTTATCATGCCACGTTTGGGCGTGAGTATATCTTTCGCGAAATGTCACTTATCTGGTCATTCGATTACTTTGATTTTAATAGCTCTGGTCCCCTTCTCAGCATGTTCAGAAGGAGTAAACTCTACTTTCATGCCAGTTTTTAGTTGTGGGAATTTGAGAGTATCTTGTTTCAGTGAAGACCAATGGAAAAAGATGCGCGTGAATTTAATCTCTTTTGATGAGATAAATCCCCATCCCTCTTCCATTTGAAGTTTGGTAATCTTACCGATAACTCTACGTTCTTCTTTTGGTTCTTCTTTTGTAGTAGTTTCAACATCAGGTGACACGGTTTCGACCTCCTTGTATTTCTTGAGTAAATCTTCAAGTATTTTTACCATTGCTATTCTCCGTATTTAATGGCGAATTTAATGTTGTAGGTGACAATTACGCCCTTAGCACCTACAGAAACTAACATGAGATTACGCGCGAGTTTCTCATGCTTATGTTTCTCTAATTCATTTATTGCCCACAATTGAGCTGGAACAGTTATGCTTTGTAATGTTACGTATTGACCACAACTTTTGATTAATGGATTCAATTCATGTGCATAGCGTGGGTCTACATGATTCAAGTTATAACAAGTAGACCCTGTATCTAGTAGATTCACAGTTACGAATAATGCTTTAAGCCACATTGTATTCTCCTCTATTGTGAATAAATCGGGGAGGAAACATTTATACGGCTGCTAAGAGCTACGTTTGTTTCCTCCCCTTTCACCATTAATCTTATGGCCTCATAGGGCGTCGAATACTCCCATCTATATACGTGAGCAATAGATGGTGTGTATAGATATTTTTCCGATTAACAGTGAATCTTTCACTCCTTAGTTTCCTCAATTGAAGAATCAGGTTCATCGTCTGATTCTTCATCCTCAGATTCTTCCTGTTGCTGTCTAGTCAGTTCATCCATGTCTGTTGATTCATCTTCAACAGGCTTTTCAACTTCCTTAGTATTCTCTGACATTGTTTTCTCCTTAATTGGTGTGCAGCGAAAATGCTGCCCATCATCCATTTCTTGTCTACAGAACGGACAACGCACTAAATCTTCTGAACTTCTACCGCCCTAACTTCTGGATTGATAGGACGATACTTGTGATTGACCTTGTTGACGATACGATTCTGATAGGTATCGTTCTCGATAAAAACATCGAGTTCTTTACCTTCAGCAGCAGCAAGGTCAAAGCGCGAACCTTCTTTTACTTCCACGCCGAATGCTTGCAAGAATCCAACAGCAAAGCCGATTGCTTTACTATTGAAATTCCATTCAATCGGACAGTTTGTGAATTCCGTAGAGCCATTATCACCATTGAATTTCACAATACCCTCAATGGGATAATTTGTTGACGGACCCCTCTCCGTAACAGTTGGAGTTTCACCAACCTTCTCGATTAGTACACGATACCATGCTGGCGTGATAACTTTACCACGTAGCAGGTCTTTCGCTGAAAACTGAACTACTGGCATGTGTCCTCCTACTTAGTGAAACCTGATGCAGTTGACGTTTGATTTTGCACAGTTTGTGCAGGAATGCCTTGTATGGGTTTTTCGGCCTTCAGCTTATTAATCGCTGGAAGTAGCCATCTATCATACAAAGGCTCATCATTGAATAGAATTTTCCTTTCTAGCGGAAGTGCGGTGCGGGCAAAATCATTGCCTGTATGGCTCGTAAATAAGCCAAACTTACCATCGCCACTATCCACATTAAAATCAGTTTCTACGTTAAAGTGATAAACTTCCGTCATATAAGATGCTATCTTACCGGAAATCTTATCACCACCTGTAATGATTACGCGAGAATGATGAGTAAGTTTATTCCCATCATTGTTAGAACGTTGTCCGACTACATGGGCAATCAGAACGATATTCACTTTATGGAACTTATGAATATCCTTCAGAATAGCCATTAAGTCTTGGAATGCGGAAGCTTCAGCATTATAGTCTTCAATACTATTAGTCGATATTCCTCCTATTACTTTTCCTTTGTCTGAAGCGGCTTTATTTCGTTTTGTTTGTCGATTGATATTGTCACCGATGGATGTAGCAGAATCGACAACAATAGTTCTGTAGGGACAATTAACTTGAAAAGTTTTGAGTTTTGCGCAGGGACTGTCCCAATCAGAATAGTCGTCAAATGTCACATCCTTATTGTTTATTCCCCATCTTTTCATGGGTATTGCTAATGCTTCCATCTTCTGGTCAGTAGATACCCAATACTGAGGTTTAGGGAATGATAGTGCTTGTGTTGATTTGCGAGTTCCCGGTTCGCCTTTTAACATAGCGAACAGAACATCTATTGCAACCGCATCAAATGTTGGCATTTTATCCTACGCTGGTTTATCGACTAATTCTACTAACCTTACTTCGTATTCACCTAACTTCAATCCAAGTATATTAGTTGCTACGCCTATAGCGACTGTTATATGCTTGAACTGTAATGCCTCTTCGAGTATTGGAGTATATTGGAATCCAGATACTCCACCTACGTAATAGTAACCATTTTTCGTTTTTATTACAAACATTAGTTTCTCCTTCCAATACTATTGTTAAGTAACCAGCGCGAAGATACATACTGACCTCTATTGAGGTAGCTAATCGCAGCTCGTATAGAGATACGATAAAGAAGCCTAAGTTTTATTGTCTGCCAAAAATTCAGAAATTGCTGCAACATCAGCGGATTTCTTCCTTTTGACGCAGTTTGAACAGTGTGGAGTAGTAAGCTGGATTGATTCATTATTCATCACCATTGGATTGTGACAACGATTACATTCACACAATGCACCTTTTGCGAGGTCTGCACGAATATAGTATGTGCATGATGGAACCATACACCGAAATACTAGGTATGGCTTATCTTTAGTTCTACTTAGATTAACTTTCTTGAATCTATGTAGATGATTTGGAATTTTCTTGCTCATTTTCTTTTCGTTCCATCTCAAAACAATGATTTAAAAATGTCAGTATTCTTTGCGCTTCCTCTTTAGAAATTTCCATCACTACTCTGTTAGGAAATTTTTCGTTTGTGAATGATTCTACTAGTTGTCCTTTTATTACTAAGGCTGCAAAATCATTACTCATTTTAATGCCTCAAACACAATTGTCTTAACCACTCGAATAATACGTATTGAATATCTTTCAGGTGGATGAATGCGAACGTAATGTAATGCATCATTATGTTTAGATTCGATATGAGTAGTTGTCCATTCCCTACCCATTCTTACTTGAATATGATATGAAGTATTGTATGGTCTACTCATCTTCGCCTTCATAATCCTCTTCATTTGTTGGATTCCATACTGGTCCAACTTTAAAGTGAAGCTTTAATTGTTGTTCTCTCATTCCAGGGTCAGTTGAACATACTTCCGCGAGGAATGCACAGTTACCATACTTAGTTTCACAATGAGTATAATTAGGTGGAAAATGTCCAGCCTCATTATACATCAATAGAAGTTTAGCATAGTAAGGAAGTGTTTCAGATTGCCATTCTATAAGTCTTTCCGCTGAATAAGAAATCATTGGACGTTTGAATTTCTCTTCAGCTTTTAATGTTCTTTGGAAACCCACTTTATTGATAATGACTGAGCGCGTTTTCATTATGAGACACTGACCAATGAATTGATTATTCAATGATATAGTATCTCTATTCTGTTTCATAGTTTTATGGTCAGTTGGATATATACCTTGATTAGTATCAAAGGTAGAATCCAACTTAGCTTTCCACATTACTCTTATTTCATCATCTTCATATAAGACTTCACCTTTAACTACTTCTACTTCTAATGGAAGCCAATGGTCATTCCTATAGAAGTTATGATATTGCTCACAAGTATCTAATACCCAAGCCCAACCTACTTTGTATTTTTCTTTTGGAATGTCTTTGTTGGGTTCTTTTGGAGTATTGTGAACACCCGGATAATCATTTACTTTGTGTCCACATATCGGCTTGTCTATCTTAACGAATACACCATTTTCATTCTTTTCCATCGGAATGAAATCGGTGCAATGAGGACAACCTTTGATATATAACTGTGCAGCTATAATTGCATGTCCAAAAGCCTGTTCGCGAGGCATTCCATTGATTATACAGGCATAATATACTTCAAGGAATTTGTGGACTATTGAACCACACTCAAGAGAATTAGATTTGCCATTAATTGAAATTAAGTTATGGTTAAATCTAAAATCTGCGAGACGCGGGCATCCCATTAAAGCAGTCAAAATTTGACTGTCTATAATAACATTCTTTTTTGGAATTAGTATTTCCATTATCTTTTCTTATTGAAACCCTCTTCAACTATTTTGGAATCTTCCTGTGTTGCTTCCAATACTGCTGCGGCTGTATTCAACAATTTAATTGTCAATTTTTTCGACCAATTCATTCTTGCCATTAGTTCTATTAGTTGAATCAGTAATACGGTTTCAGCTTCACTTAGGTCATATAGTTTCTGTATTTCCTGAATTTTTTCAAGCATTCTTCTCAAGGCAGCAGCAATATCAATTCTATCCACTATTAACTCCTATTGAATTGTCTTGTTAATTACAACTAGTTTAGGTGGTTCATCTGCCCACACAAGATTATACCATTCATCTCTAGGTAATTCGTTACCATTATCATCGAACAAAGTAGGATTAAACATTTTACCATTGTAATATATTGCGAAGCCATATCCTACACGGATATCACCACGAAATACATTCAATTTATGCATTAACCCTGTTTTGGACTTTGATTTCAACTTTAGTTCCCTTTGGGAAATACATTGATTTAATTCTATATTCCATTATTGGCAATACGTATTCTATTTCTACTAATTCACCTTCCGCTACTAATCTATTCAATTCGCGGAAAAATTCCTCTTGTTGAAACTTTTGAGGATTAATTAAGCTCATTACTTTTAGTGCTAATTCTACTCCTTTAACCCCCTGATTAGTATTCACTATATGTCGAATCGCGTCGCTCATCTTCATTTATTTTCTTTCTTGAATCATTTTGCCATTGCAGTGATATTAGTCTTGATTTCAGAAGTTCCAGCCTTAGTTTTACGCTGGCGGTGTTTCGCGATGATTCTTTCCGCTAGATTTTTCGCGAAGTCAGTTTCATTCCACTGTGGAATTTCACTCTTATTCATAACCGCGTGGAATCGTCTACGCTTATCTTCTACAATATCCGCAATATCCTCATCAAAAGTTCCCTCAGCTTCAGGAACAGTGATATTAATTACATTAGATGTTTGACCAATGCGTCTAAATCTTCCGGGTGCAGCTTGGTCTTCATTCTGAGGATTCCACTGTCTTTCATGCATTACAGTATCAGCACAGGTTTGTAAATCTAATCCCTCACCACATGCTAATGTAGACGCAACCATGAATGCACGTTTAGCTTTATTGAAATTCTCCTGAATATCATAGCCTTCAGGTTTTCCAGTATGTTGAGAAGTAAACTTGTATACTGGAATTCCTTCGTCTTTAATTGCTTGTGCTAATTCCCACCAATCTACGTTAGTTTCCTTGTTTGTATCGGTTAATGCATTATAGATTAGTTGACCTACATCTCTATGATGCACAAACATTACGAGTTTCTTTTCAGTTTCTTCTAGAAATTCCTCTACAAATCCTAATGTAGCAGGAATTTTAGCTAATCCTACGATGTGTCTCATGCGAGACATTTTCGCGAGGATTTGTATTCCGCTTAATTTCTCTTCTTCTCCACCAATTACAGCCTCATTATACCATGCAACAAATTCAGATGTTGATTCATCATATGCTGATTGCTGTAATTCGTCTAATTGGACGTTTAATTTCATCCTGTTTGTTTCAGGAAATTCGTCCATTACTTCTTCGTATTCTCTACGAATGATTAAGTCTTTAACGTATTCGCGGAATTTCTGTGGATTTCTAATTCCACCCATCTTCTTCTTTGGACCTTCATAATAATATTCTACCCACTTATCAAGGTATCCCTGATATGAATAGAATTTAACAGGGTCCAGAAGATTTAATGCGGGGAAAAATTCTCCACCGCGATTTTTCCAAGGTGTTCCAGACAATTCTAGAACTTTACAATCAGTATTGGCTGAAACTAATTTCCTTACTTCCTGAGTTCTGGTAGAATCAGGATTCTTGATTTGCTGACATTCATCAAGAATAACTAATTTGATTCCAAGTTTGTAAAGCTTTTCGCGTGGAAATCTTCTCAACAAGTCATAAGGAATAATGTATACCCTAAGACCCGGAATAAGATAGTCGCGAGAAGTGGAAATAATCTGAGGAATAAACTCAGGTCCACACCATCTGACTGTCTGTTTAAACCATTGGAATTTAATGGCTGATTTAGTTACTACTAGTATTGGTGCGTATTGTTTCCAGTGAAATTTAATGATAGCTTCTACTTGGACTGTTTTTCCAAGTCCCATATCATCAAATATACCAGAACCTTTTTGAGTGGTTAATCCAGCTTCAGCGAATATAGCTCCGATTACTTGGAAATTATAGAGTTTGAATTCTCCACATTTCCTACACTGATTTGATGGAATATGTTTTTCTTTCGCTTCCTCTCGCGAGGGAAAATCATGCTTGCAATTCTTTATTTCTTCTTTCCAATCATTAGAAACCATTTCATGGAATGGGGTTCCCTTAGGAATTACTTTCTTAATGATATGGAAGCATTCGAGAGTAATGAGCTTTACTTCATTACCATCTTTATCTTTGGTTACAATTGCAAACTTTTCAATTGCTACTTTGCCACAATCGGGGCATCTATCCTGAAGACGTGTAACCTTGTATTTCGGCTTGAATACTTTTTCTTCTACTGTGATGTTACGATTGATTGTTTTTTCTTCAAATTCAACTTCGATTTTGGCGCCTGAACGAATCGCATCAATGATTGCGGGGTCTAGTGAAATTGTTGCACATGGAGATAAATTATTAACTCCAATTTCTCTAGCTTTAGTAGTCCATTCAGGACCATGATTTTTATCTTTTGGAGTTAATGCATGTGCTATTTCATGCTTAATTGTATCTTCTATTTCTGGTGCAGGATGTTGGTCGATATGATGTGCATTGAGAATAATGCACTTATCAGCATGAGAAGTTAATCCGAAATGAGGAAATGTAGACTCAGCATTTAGTCTAATTCCCCAATCCTTTAGACCGTGTAGGTCCATAGTTTCGCGGAGTAATTTAGTTGCTAGATTCCTATCCATTGTAACCTTTCACATTGACAATAGTTTTATCAGTTTTTCTGTATATTCGATAGGAGAATGTCATGATATAGTAGGAACTACCATACTTATACCAAGTCCAATATGGTTGTTCTTGCTTCAGAATAAACGCCTCTATGCGTTTATTATTGACTGGAATTCCAATTCTCCAGTGCTTATTATTGATGAATGGCATCTTATTTCCAATTAAATGATGTTACTTTCAGAATTGCATCCTGTTTTTCCCAATTCCTAACATGGGAAAGTAATCTATCCAAAGTTCTTTTTGCGAGATACAACGAAACATTACAATTCGAGGTATGACAATTTTCGCGATGAAAATCTGCTAATTCGATTATGTTACAAATTTCCGCGTAAGCCCACGAATGCTTGCTTACTTTTTCGAACATATCAATCATACTAGGTTCCCCAAACAATATTCTTTCTAATCATGATTTTTTCTCCCTAATCACAGCAACAATAATCGCGTGGACAGCATGATTTACCTGCACATTTTTCAGGATGCAAGCAAAACATGGGATATGGAACATTAAGATGTTTGCCTTTTCCACCACACCATACACAGTGATTATCTGACTGTTTATGTAATGGCTGGATGCCAGTCCCATTACATGATTTACATTCAATTGTTTGTAATTGATTCATAATTTAATGAGCCTCCGATTTAGCTTCATTAATAGATTTTCTCAGTAGATTAGCAGCCTGTTCTACAGTAATTCCTTTCGAGACTACTAACATTTGTAAGGTGAATTCTGCGATGCCTAATTCGGCTGCGTATTTCTTTAATTCAGCTTTATCAAGCTTCTTTGCAGCAGAAGTTTTGATTACGTTAGGTTTGACTGGCTTGATATTGCCGGGCTTGTAATTAATATCTGCTAACTTGAGTTTTTCTCTTTCTTCTACGCGCAACTGATTCGCGAGATTATTCAGATAAACTTGAATTGCTTTCTGATTATTCGTGGCATCAATGATTTTCTCATTAGCCTCGAATACAACATTCTTGAAATGCTGGAACCTTTGCATTAATGTTTCGGCTAATGCATAAGGCTTATTGGTAATCTGTGAATCGTCATCGATTGCTTTCTTTAAATCCACAATCGCGACAGTAGCGGCATTGAATAAATCGCCTCTAACTTGAATACTAGAATCTATTGCTTGTGATTCTCTAATTCTAGCATTCATAGAAGCATTCATAGCCTCTACTCTAGCTTGCTGATTCTCAGGTTTCATTCTTTCTTGTTCAGCCTTTAATTCTTTTTCCTGACATGATTTACACATCAAGAAATTACCATACTTTAGGTCTACTGGACCTACATTATTACAGGCTTGGCAAGTAGCCTGTTCTGTATGCGCGATAGCATCCTGTTTACATATCGCGCATTTTTCTTTATCTACGATACTTGGTGTGAATGAGTGATTCATTTTATTACTCCAATTCACCTTGCATATTGAATTTCATTCCTAAATCATTGACAACATAACTATCTGCAATATCCATCGAATATGCAATTCGACGAATCCAATACAGGTCATCAGAAACACAAATATACTCGCCATTACCTCTTCCATCATCAGTATATAATTCGTATGTGATGGTCTTACCAGTAATACGATGAATCGCATAACCGCGTTCACCATTAAATTCTGGTTTTTCTTTTGTATTGTCGTATACCATTGTAGTTTTCCTTTTTCTACCTAGTTAATAATATTATTGTCTCCTAAATCGGACACCTGCTATCGCAGTGAAAATGCAATAGGTATGCCAAACACTAAACTACTATATATTGTATACCCTTAGTCCACCCTACACTATATCTTGTGGTGTCCACTATTCAGGACTGTTCCATTATTGGACACAAAATTACAATTTTAGCAGGCGAACAAAAGGCGAAGATAATATTAGTCTTTCACCTTTTATTATGTTATATATCTATCTCTATTCTACATTGATAATAATTGGAATCCCAAGTCAATCCCAAGTCGATTCCAATACAATCCCAATACAATCCCAAGTTCTTTCAAGTCGGCATTTCAGGGCTAAGTCGTTGAAGGACAGCCACTTAGGCCGACCCCTCTCCCCCTCTCCTATCAGTAATAGGCCTGTTTTGGCCCCTAACCTCGGCTGTGTATATTATTATATTATAAAAAAAAAAAAAAAATAAAAACAAAACACTCTCGGAATGTGTCCCAAACAGGGGTCAAAATAGGCCATATCGACGTAGGGGAGGGAGGGAGGGGTCGCCGTAAGTCGTTCAAACGGAACGATTTAAGCCACTTTAACCGACTTGGAGATGACTTGGGAACGACTTGGAAACGTATTGGAGACGTATTGGAAATGAGTTGGTAATGGCAATTATAAATATATGCGTGAGTGTTTTATTGTTGATTGAGTAGAATAATATTATAAATTAATAATATTGTTATGAACTGCGCGATTAGCAATTATTGGATTAATCGAAGATTAGCTACGCGATTAGCAAATGGGGGAAAAACCTGGGGTAATTAACCCAGATGGTAAGATAGGCGCTTAACACTCGCAGCGTAGAATCCTGACTCATTTTCAGGATACCAGCACTTATAACATTCAATAGCTTTTAACAGAGCTTCGCGCTGAGTGTCAGCGAATTGTAATGTCTGCCAACCATTCGCGAAAGTTACGAGGTAGGTATTCATAATATTATACTCCTATAGCGAAAAAGATAGGGTAGGTTTGCAGTCCCTACCCTATCAAGTTTACTACTTCACAGTGGCAGCAAGCAAAGCCTCGACCTGCTTGCGTGCAGTCTCTTCGGGAATACCCAAACGGATGTAATCGCGAATCATCCGTTCCTTGATATCTTCCGGAGAAACCTCGGATGGACGATACGGAAGTAACGCTGCCTGATATGCGTTACTACGCGCATTGGCCTTGAGAGTATCGTTGACCATATCAACGATATTCCACTTTTTCTCCTGAATTACAGAAGTAGCCTCTTCGAGGTTTTCGCAGGCTTTGAACTCGAAACTCTTTTCGATTTTCTTACCTGCCTCCGGGTGTCCCTCTGGCACTGCGAAAGTGAACTTTCCTGCTAGGTCCTTCATACTGCCTCCGTTTGTTTGGGCGAAATTGCCCACCGAACGAAACAAGTCTATCACACATCGGTCAATTTGTCAATACCTTTTTTCCCTTTCTGGCGGATTTTGTTTCGCGTCCGCGTCCGCCGTTCTGCCATACTACTATAGCATGTGCCATGCCGCAACTATTAAACGTATAATATTATGTAAAAGTGTGTAGTTCTGTAAACCTGAATTGCACACTATTGCAAAAAGGCATTACGGAATTGGTTCGCGACCTACCAAATGTGTGATATTGCACACAATTATACACTGCAACAGTGTGAACTAATGTGCGAGGCTGTGCATTCTTAGACTTACAATTGCAGTAGTGTGCAGTTCTATGCAAATGATTCACAGGAATGCACATCATTATACAGTGTTTCTTTGCACATGGGTATACACCCCTGCACAAAAGGTCCCATAATTGCACATTCCTGCGCGATATAACAATCAATAGACCTGACCTGAATAAATTAAAAAACCAAAATGGGTCCCATACAAATACAAGGATGGTTATGGTATCTGGTGAAAAAACAATGAATGTTTTAAGTATGTAAGAAGTTTAAAATATATAGGAAGTTTAGAATATGGACTAACTGGAAAATTTGACTTTCAGTCCCGGTTATGGTAGGATAATCGGTGGAGGACTCTGAAACTTCAGACAATATTATTGTATTAAAAGTTATTGTCTGAATCAGATTATCCGAATTGAATTCCAAATTGAATTAGGAGAAACAAATGTCAGCACAAGCAACAGTTACGGCAAAGACAGGACCGAATCAGCAAGTAACTGCACAAGTAATTACTGCTATTAGTCAGATTGTTCTTGATTACGACGCGAATACTATTTCAATTATTAAGAATGGACAGCAGCCAATAGTCCGCGAATTTGATATGATTGGTGTGACTACTTTGACTGATACTATTTCTGGTGGAAATCATACGATAGTTATCTCGTAAAGGAGAATGAAATGGACAAAGATAAGAAAGAAACTTCCAAGTCAGAAGTTAAAGAAACAAAAGAGGTAAAGGAAGAAAAATCAGACGCAGAAAAAGCCCAAGACCGAATGAATGAAATTCGTAAGGAATATGGAGGAGAATCTAATATTCCAATTGGTCATGAATACTGGGGACTGCGTAACGAACACCAGAGATTGACGAGTAAATAAATATGCCGATGGGTATAGTTTCGGATAAAGAATTCGACTTAGAGCTTGAGAGAAACAAGATACGTGAGAAGTCGAATTCTATTCCGATTAATAAACCTGAAGTAATTGATATTAATAAAGGGAGGGGAAATGGAAATATTCAAGTTCCCGAATCCCTACGAAAAGTTATTGGAGAAACATCTATTACTGATGGAAGACGAGAAGCTTTGCAATTGGGACAGAGCTTTGGCATATCGGCAAGTTCTGTTTCTGCGTATGCTAATGGTTCTACATCAACGGCAAGTTATGATGAGCGACCTAATGTGGATGTAATAAATCAAGCTAAAGAAAAAATTAGTAAGAAAGCTCGTGGCAAGTTATTCCTCGCGCTGTCCAAAATCACATCAGAAAAATTAGACGAAACTAAGCCGCGTGATTTAGCTGGAATCGCGAAGGATATGTCTGCAATAGTAAAGGATATGGAACCTGAAACTAAAGCAGATAAGGGAAATGGAGGGAATGTTAATTTCGTTTTCTTTGCTCCACAAATGCGAAGTGAAGATTCCTACGAAAAAATTCATGTAAAAGAATAGATGGATAAATTGTCCTCTACTATTACTATTGCTCTTGGACTTGCTTCACTACTCACCATAGGAATAAATATTGGATATAATTGGAGAACAATGACTGCTCTTAGAAAAACTGTTCATGAATTAAATACATGGAAGCAAGGATTATTTGATACGTTAGATGTTAGATTCATACGCAAAGAAATGTTCGATGAGAAATTAAATAATATTGCGAATGATGTGGCTGAAATAAAAAATCACATGGAACGTCGGAGAAGATAATGAGTTATGAATTAATTGTATTCACGCGAGATATGATTGATGCTAATGGTTTTGCTATTCATGATAATGGATTGCATGTAACTGCTCATCCAGCTACTCATAGTTCTGGTCGTAAAGGTTATGGATTTACATTCCCTACTGATATTCCCCAATTGAATGGACTATTAATTAGATTTGAAAAGCAAGGTAAGATGACGGAAGAACAAAGAGGAAAATTAATTGTAAAGGCTCCAGGTTGGGAATCATTATTTCCTTGGGAATTAAATCAGACAGCAGCTTTCATAATGGATGATTTCTTTCTACAAGATATTCCACCTCCTGTAATTATTGAACCGCCAGTTCCACCAAATCCTCCAACTATTCCACAAAGTCCATTCGATTTAATCAAGCTAGTTTATAGAGATGGTAACTACGATTTATCTAAATCTTCTGAATGTGGAAGATTTACTGAAAATTGTTGTGCAGCGTTACATGAAGTTCAATCAGTTTCTTGGGGTCATATACACAAAACAGATGGTCAGAATGGTTGGCCTCCTGTTAATACTCCACAGAAAAAGAAACATGCTATTGATGCAATAATGTTACTTAATAGTTATATTGATGGAAATGGAGATATAGTTGAAATTGGAATATATGATATTATCTTTCATAGTGAATCTCCTGATGCCAAACCAGCATTCAATAGAGTAGATAATCCACATCCAGAACTTTGGTATTATCCGGCGTGAGGAGTTATGCCTGATGGTTCTATTCGTGAAGGTGATTGGACACCGCGAATCGGTGGTTCTACTAGTGAATCTGGTCAATCATATTCTACCCAATTAGGTTCTTGGAAAAGAATTGGTAATCTTGTTTATATTCATGCTGCTGTTACTCTTTCTGTATTGGGAACAATTACTGGAAATGTTAGGATTAAAGGTTTGCCATTTCGCGTGGCAGCCATTAATTTTAGACAATGTCCGATACTTTGGGATAACACAGTTACTAATTATGTTTACTTGTGTGGATTTTTTGTAGGTAACGTTGGCGCAAAAGACATTGAACTTAGAGCATTAACAGCTGCTGGTGCAGGACTAGCAGTAGTTGCCCAAGCCAATATACAAGCAGGAACTAGTTTCTTTGCTTCTGGTTGTTACGAAACAGATGAACCTTAAGGAATAAATATGCCACTTGAAACTCTTTCAATTGGACCAGTTTGGACGATGACGCAGAATACAATCTATGCGTTACCCCCCAAACGTTGTCAGTTGTTTACGGATGGTGCTGCACCAACTATTCAACAATCAAATGATTCAGCGTTCACTGCTAACGTAGCGGTTACACTCACAGATGGTAAAGCAGAAGTCTGTGGTGGATTTATTCGCGAAACTAATTTGGCAACAATGAGAATTAGATTACTTGGTGTATAATGCCTGGACCTGATTTTCCATTTTCTAATGGGATTCAATTCCCAATAGAACCTGTAGTTCCTAGACCTGGTAATGACCCATTTACTCTCTGGCATTACAGGGAAAGTAGAGCACCGGCTGAAACTGTAGCTACATTAGGTGCTGATGGTGGTGCTACTGCAAGCACTTATGTATCTCAAACATTACGTTGGGTTAAAATTGGTGAGGAAATATTCTATACTATTCGAATTATTCTTAGTGCTAAAGGAACATTCACTGGTAATGTTAGGATTGAAGGACTTCCATATCCAGCATCATTTCAATCAGCCGCTACTGTTGGATTTTGGTTGGTTGCTGTAAATAAAATTTCAGTCAATGCATATGTAGCAGCAGGTGAAACAAATATTTATTTATATGGATTAGCAGCCGCAGCGGCAAATCCTGCTAATCTAGTGAATGCTGACATTGCAAATAACTCACAATTTTTTGTTAGTGGTCATTATCGAGTAAATTAATGCCATTCGATAAAGAAGGAAATTGGCGACCTAATCCGAAACAGGAAGCTTTTCTAGCACTCCCTATTTCGATTAAGGAAGCCTTTATGGGTGGAGGTGCTCAGTCAGGTAAATCAGAAGTATTACTTGTTTATCCACTAGTTAGGAAATGGTATCTTAATCCAAGATTCAAACAAGTCTTCCTACGCAGAACATTCCCTGAATTAAAGAATGAGATAGTTCCTCGCAGTCGAGAATTCTATCTTAAGTTTGGTGCTACTTTCAATAAGATGGATATGTGCTGGACATTTCCCCGTCCAGACCAATATGGCGCGAGAAGTATGACTAATGATGGAGCAATGATTCTATTAGGTCATTGCGAAACTGATGATGATGTTCATAAATACGATTCAATGGAAATTAATTTATTTACTCCTGATGAATTAACTTCTATGACTGAATGGATTTATTTATATATTGGATTTGAAAGAGTTCGTGCTCCTGCTGGTTCTGATTTACCTGCAATTATACGTGCAGCAGGTATGCCCGGTGGAATAGGACATACCTTTACAAAGAAAAGATTTGTAGACCCCTGTGTTGAGGGTAATAAGATTATTGTTGGTAGAGGTGGCAATAAACGAATTTATATTCATGCTACTCTTGCTGACAATGAGAAATATGGAGATTCCAATTACTCACAATCTCTTGAAGCTTTGCCAGAAGCTGAAAAGAAAGCAAAGAAATATGGAGATTGGAATGCTTATCTAGGACAAGTATTTGATGAATTTAGAGATAAACATTATCCTGATGAACCTGAGAATGCATTGCATGTGATTCCTGAATTTGAAATTCCTTCATGGTGGCCTAGACTTGTAATAGGCGATTGGGGATTCGCAGCAATGACATGGATTGGATTTGCTGCTATATCACCAAGAAAACGTATTTATATTTATCGCGAGATGTATTGGATTAAAACTAAAATTGCGGAGTGGGCACCCTATGTTAAAGATTACCTGGATAAAGAAAATCCTCGCGTTGTCAAATTCTGCAAATCAGCAGGTCAAGACAGAGGACAAGAACATACAATCCAACAACAAATCTCCACAGCATTAGGACGTTCTGTCGGATTGACAACTAATAATCCCGGCTCAAGAGTTGCGGGGAAAATGTTATTGCATGAATATTTTAGATGGAAGCCTATTGAAGTTCCAGAAAAGGAACAAGTTGAGTATAATCATGAGCAAGCCTTGTGGTTATTCCGTAATAGAGGAATGAGTGAATATCAGGCTTATCTAGATTCATTCAAGCCTATTGAGCCCGAAACTGACATTCCTAAATTACAAATATTTGAACAGTGTAAAGTTCTCATTGAAGCAATTAAAGCTTGTTCTTATGACAAGCCCAAGAATAATAAACCTGCTGAAGATATTGCAGAATTCGAAGGGGATGACCCAATAGATGGAGTTAGATATCTTGCAGATGAATGTGAGAAATATTTTGAAGATGCTAAGGAAGAATTTGAAAGAATTCAAAAACAGGAAGCATTAGTTCAGCATCTTAATAATACAGGAGATTGGACAGCATTCTATCGCAATATGAAAGTAATCGAATCAAGCAGAACCATGGCAGTATCTAGGTTTCACCATGCGCGTCATTGAATTTCTTCATCATTTATTTAATCCACATTGTCCTGATTGTAAAGATGAACAGGATAATAAAAAGATTTGTAATGTTTGTGAAGTATTGAAAGTTGAATTAGAGAATGCTCGTGCAGAAAATCGTAGACTTCTATCCGCAATTTTAAAAGATGATGTTACAGTTACAAGTGGACAATCATCTGTCCCACAAGTTTTGCGTGGTCGTCATACTTCTTGGAATGTTAAACGCCAAATATTAGAAAATGAAGATAGACATAGAGCCGAACTAGAAGAAAAGAAGCGAAGAGAAATGTCTAATACTCCTAATTCAACAGAAGTTCCAAAAGATTCTAGTGTGGTGACTGAAATTAAATCGCCACAATCAGTAGAAGATTTAGAAAAAGAATTAGGAGTTGCCAACAATGTTTGATATCGGACCAACTTCGAAACTTCTTCAATCCATTGCTGGTGTTGGTGGTGGAGAAGAAGCAGGAAAAAATAAATCACCTAATAAAAAAGGTGGATTAATTGGAATGTTAAGAAAGGTAATGCAACAACAGGGAACTATTGCTGGTCCAGGTGGACAACGTATTATGGTTAATCCTCCTCCACCAGCAAGAACTGGACCTGCACCTACTGACCAACAAGTATCTGCATTAAGTTTAGCACTAAGAGGTATGAAACCTCCATTATTTGGAAGGCAAATGCCACAACAAATGGGAATGCAAACTCCGCAAGTTCCATTTGGTTCATTACCTCCACTAACTGATGAAGATATTCAGAGAATGATTGCTACTCAACAAGGAATGCAATAATGCCATACGATTATGATGCAATGCGTAATAGTTGGATGAGTGGTCAATATAGTCGTGACCCTGAAGGTATACGACAATGGTTGTCTGCTGGTCCAAGTGAAGGAATAGAATATGGTGGTGGAGATACTATTCATCTCCCCGGTGATGATGCTAATCTTGATATTATTGGTAATTATAGCGGTGGCTCAGGCGCCTATGGAAATCGTAGAAGTAATTGGACTAGAGTTGATGTTGGTAATGCTGGTGGAATGGGTGCTGGACCCTCTCCTAATTTCTTCCAACAACCTAATATGCAAATGTATGGAAATATGATGGGTGGTCAGGGATGGATGACACCTGGAATGGGAATGCAACAAGGTGGAATGTTTAATAGAATGTATAATCGTCCTGCTCAAATGCAATCAAGAGTTAATCCAACTACTGGACAAAGATTTCAATCAAGACAATTTAATCAAGGAATGAATGCTGTTGGTGGTATGTTTGGTGGTGCTCCTAGACGAATGGGCATGATGGGTATGCAAGGAAGGATGCAATAATGCCAACTCATTCAGCCAAACAATATCGTTTCATGCAAATGATGGCTCATAATCCAGAGAAAAAGAAAACAAAAGGTGCTGGACCATCACAAGCTGTTGCAGAAGAGATGATTCACAAGACAAGCAAAGAACAAAGAAAGAAGTTTGCAAGAAAATGATTACTTTAATTCTCACACTTGCTCTCGTTGGATTTATAGTGTGGTTAATAATCACTTATATTCCAATGCCAGACCCTTTTAAAAAGGTAATTATTGTCATTGTAGTTATTATTCTAATTCTTTACGTTCTCAATGTTCTTGGTATTGGTGATATTCCGATAAGGCGATAAATTAAAATGAATAAAAAGAAAGCTTCTGACCATATTCAGAAGCTTCTTAAATCTGTAGCTGACCATTTCGATGCTGAAGATAGGTCTGTCCGCGAAAGACAGATTAGAACTTGGCGTCAACTTAAGTTATATTGGAATGGTATCACTAATATTTGGTATAGTGAAGTCGCGCATGATTGGCGAATTTGGGATGGACTTGTTGATAATGAGTCAGAAGAATCACAATTCTATAATAAACCGATTAATGTCTTTCGTGCTTATCTTGAGTCTATTATTGCTGCCCTCAGTGTTTCTGTTCCCTCCATCAAGTGTGCCCCGGATGATGCTGATAATCCTCTTGATATTAGCACTGCTAAAACTGGTGACAAAATTGCTGACCTGATTGCGAAGCATAATGATTCTATGCTTCTATGGTTACACGCGCTTTATATCTTCTGCACTGAAGGTATGGTTGCTGCGTATTCTTATCCAAAGGAGGATGATTCCTATGGTAAATATGATGTAAAGGATTATAAGGATGAAACAGAAGAAGCATATCAATGTCCTGAATGTGGAAATAGAATAGCTGATGCTTTGTTTACTAATGCATTACAAATGCGCGAGCAAATGCAACAGCAAAATCCTGACCAATTAATGCAAGAATTACAGCCTCAACCTCCTAGTCAGGAATTTACTGACCAAATAACTGATGAATATATGCCTGATGATACTGATGTAAATTTAATGGATGTAGTCATAAATGATGATGCAGTAATTTGTCCTGCTTGTGGTGCTTATCTTGACCCTGAACTAGAAAAGCAAAAGTTCATTGTTACTCGTTTAGTAGGAATTACAAGTAAACCAAAAACTAGGCAGTGTATCGAAGTGTATGGTGGACTTTACGTTAAGGTTCCATCATATGCAATGAAACAGGCAGATATTCCTTATCTGCGATATTCATATGAAACTCATTATGCAAATGTAATCGAAAGATATCCGGACTTATATACAGAAACGCGTGGACAAAAAAAGAATCCAGATACAGGAGTTGTGGACCCCTACGAAGCATGGGGAAGATTATCAACTCAATACTATGGGGAATATCCGATTAATAATGTTACTGTTAATAACTATTGGTTTAGACCTTGTGCATTCAATGTTCTTTCAAAAGAAGAGTCAGAAGAACTAAAAAAGGAATTTCCTAATGGCTGTAAATATGTCAGAGTAAATGAATGTTTTGCAGATGCATGTAACGAATCATTGGATGATTGTTGGACTCTTACCTATAATCCTCTATCTGATTACATACAACATGACCCTCTTGGTTTGTTGCTAGTATCAGTTCAGGATATTACTCAGGAACTTATTTCTCTCATTCTACAAACTGTAGAACATGGAATTGGGCAAACCTTCGCGACTCCCGATATTCTGGATTTTAATGCTTATAAGCAACAAGAAGTAAGACCTGGAGATATATTTCCTACTAAACCTATGACTGGTAAAACTATTGGTGAAAATTTCTTTGAACTTAAGACTGCTACTCTTTCTGGCGAAGTATTACCATTCGCGCAGAAAATTCAGGAATTAGGACAATTAGTATCAGGTGCATTACCATCACTTTTCGGTGGACAAGTAGGTGGTGGTAGTAGAACTGCTGCTGAATATTCAATGTCACGTTCACAAGCTCTCCAAAGATTACAGACTCCTTGGAAGATGCTTACTTTTTGGTGGAAAGGAATATTTGGAAAAGTAATTCCTTCCTATATTAAATGTGTTCAGCAACAGGGTGATGAAAGATTTGTCCGTAAAGATAAACAAGGAAATTGGATTAATATTTATGTTCGTAAAGCTGAACTAGAAGGAAAAATTGGAGATGTTGAACTGGAAGCTAGTGAACAACTTCCAGTAATGTGGGGTCAAATTAAAGATGTTATTATGCAATTACTACAAGCTGGTCATCCGCTTATTATGGAGATGATTTCTTCTCCTGAAAATTTACCATTCATCGCGCAAGCTTTAGGCTTACAACAATTTACTGTTCCGGGTGAAGCTGACAGACAAAAGCAATATGAGGAAATTAGATTACTTCTAGATTCTGAGCCTATGATGGGTCCAGATGGAATGGAACATCCATCTGTAGATGTTGACCCATTAGTTGATGACCATCATGTGGAAGCCGAAATTTGTAGAATTTGGGCTATTTCAGATGCTGGTAAAATGGCTAAAATTGATAATCCTCCAGGATATAAGAATGTATTACTACACATGCAATTACACATGATGATACTAGCTCAGAATGCACCTCCACCTGGTATGGTTTCTGCTGCTAATCCTCAGGGTGGACAAGAAGAAAAACCACAACCAGCAGCACAAAAAAGAGGGGTAAACAATGCCGCTTGAACTTCCTTCTGGAACTGGTGAATTAACAGTTGATGATATTACTGATTTGCTTGGTGAGGGTGAGGGGGAATTAGAATTTACTCCACCTGATAAGGAGAAGGAAAAAACAGGTGAAGAAGATAAGGAAAAAGAAAAAGAAAAAGGGGAAGGAGAAAAAGAGAAAGAAGAAGTAAGTATTGAATTAAAAGAAGAAACTGAAACTGAGAAGGATATTGATGAGGAATTGAAACTCATCACTCCTTTTAAGCGTAAGGAAATTCTCGCGAAATATCCTGACGTTTTCAAGGATTTTCCTTATCTAGAAAAAGCATATTTTCGTGACCAACAATTCACGGAAATATTTCCTACTATTGAAGATGCTAAAGAAACTGTTGAAAAAGCTGAAACACTTGATAAATTCGAAGGTCGAATTATGTCAGGTGAAATTGGCGATGTTTTAACTGCTGTAAGAGACCAAGATAATAAAGCATTCAATAAAATTGTTGATAATTATTTGCCTGCACTTGCAAAAGTTTCTCCTGAAGCTTATTATCATGTTCTTGGTAATGTAATCAAGAATACAATAATGAGCATGGTTCAGGAATCTAAACGCTCTAATAATGAAGGATTGCAAGTAGCCGCGCAACTTTTGAATCAATTTATTTTCGGAACTAGTGAATTTACTAGACCTACTAAGTTAGCTGGTGAACAAGATAATACTGATGAACGTAGCGAAGTAGAACAGGAAAGAGCGCGTTTTACACGCGAACGTTTTGAAACTGTTCGTGATGATTTGAATACTAAAATTCATAATGTTCTGAAATCTACTATTGATGGTCATATTGACCCACGCAAATCAATGACCGATTATGTTAGAAAAAATGCAGTTCGCGATGCAATGGATATTCTTGAAAGAGTAATGCGTCAAGACCCACGATTCAATACTTTTCTGGATAGTCTCTGGAAAAAGGCATTTGAATCTAAATTCGATAGAGTTTCCACAGATAAGATTAAAGCTGCTTATCTGTCAAGGGCTAAAACATTGTTACCATCCGTTATTAAAAAGGCCCGTATCGACGCCTTATCGGGCCAAGGCAAAAGTAAGAGGGATGATAACGATGAAGAATCCGACCGTAGAGGTCCAGTTCCAGCAGGTAGAACACCTTCTACCCAAACTAGAGAGAAAAAAGGTGAGATTCCAAAGGGTATGAGAACTCTCGATTTCTTTATGCAGGAATAGTATGGCTATCACAGCACAGAGGATAATACAAATCAATCTATCTGGTGATGTTACTGCTAGTATGCCATTTTCGGCTGCTAACAATACCAATAGTCCGGGTAAGGTTGATGTTGTTACTCTAGCTGCTGGTAACAATACTATTACACCACCTTCTGGTGGAACTACATTTTCAGCAGTCACCATTATTCCTCCTGTTGGTAATACCAACTTAATTATCATCAAGGGAGTAGCTGGTGATACTGGTGTGGCTCTGCATAAAACAGACCCAACTACGGTTGCACTAGATTCTACTGTCGCGAACTTTGTGCTTAACGCCGCAGCACAAATTACTGGCGTTAGACTAGTGTGGAGTTAAACAAATGGCAGTAACAGAGTCACAAGTCCAAGCCCTAGAGCTTGAACGTGTTCTGCCAAAGATTCGCGTAGTTTTCGAAAGAGACGATAAGTTTTATTCCAACATCAAAAAGCGTGATGTTGAGAAAATTTCTAATCGTCAAATGCGCGTTCCTTTGGAACTGCGTCCCGGTGGAAGCTTTCAGTATTTTAATGCTGATGGTGGAGACTTGGGACGTGGTGGTGGACCGACATTTGATAAAGCAGTTCTTACTGCTGTATTTGTGTCGGAAAACATCGAATTTACCAAACTAACACAATGGGCAACTGATGATAATAGAAAGGCTATTGTCAACAGTGTCCGTAGACTTACAGCAACTGCACTAGATGAGTTGCGTAGACAACTTGACGCTCAGATGATGCAAGCTGGTGATGGTGTTATCGGTGTAGTTACAGCCGATACACCTGCTGGCGGCTCAAACGTAATCGACCTTACTACTGATGGTTTCGGTGCAAGATTGATGAGATTTGGACAGACAGTTCAAATCTTTGATACTACACTCGCAACCAATCGTGGTAAGGGTGTTATTACATTCTGGGACGTTGAGAATAAGCAAATCAAGATTACTCCGCAAATTGCGGGTGTTATTGCCACCGATAAAATCGTTACCGATGGTATTACTACACCTGCATCACTTCCTGCATTGTTTGGTATTCCCTATCATCATTCCAATGCAAGTGCTGGAACATGGTTGGGATTCTCACGTTCTACCACTCCTGAAATTCGTTCAAATCGTGTAAATGGTAATGCGAATTCGCTCACACTACCACTTCCACGATTGGCGGTTAACAAGATTGGTAATCGTGTAGGTATCGACAATACTTTTAAGCCAGTTGCTTGGTTGCATCCTGCACAGATGCAGGCATACGAAGAAATTGGCCAATTGGTATCAATTATTCACAAAATGCCGAAGGATGAAGCCCTGAACATGTATTTCGGGGATAACATGCATCTCGCAGGTGCCCCTGTTAAACCTTCATTCAATTGGGATAAAAAGCGTATTGATTTCGTTGTGGATGAACTCTGGGGTAGAGGAGAAATTCTACCTATCGGATTCTACACAACGGATGGACGCAAAATATTCGAAATTCGTGGAGCATCTGGTGGCGTAGCAACCGCTGATATTTTCTACATGGTGGTTGGTATGCAAACCTTCGTAGGAAATCCGGCTGGAACTAGCTTTATTGACAATTTGGCTGTTCCCTCTGGTTACTAATTAAACCTGTAAACTAGGAGGTGGGAGGTGTTTCCAGGTTTAACAACTAGATTATCTGAAGCAGTAGTTGCTACGGCAGCTTCTATTCAGGTAAGGTCAGATTTAGTAGTCCTAACTGGCACTACTCAAATTTCCAATATTCTTGGACAATTTGGTGGTAGTCAGGGAGCAGGAATACTATTTCTACTTCCAGTAGACGGCAACGTTGTTGTTGATACTACTGGAAACGTTGCTGGCCCAGGTTCTATTACCATGCTACAGAACAAGGTTACTGTGCTGGTATTTAGAAAAGGGAATCAGAAGTGGTATACTCACGCACTTGCTTAATCTTGGAAAGGAGAGATAAAAGTGCCTGACCTGACTTTTCAAGACCTTAGCACGGTGCAAAGTGATAAGCAGCCTTTACCAGTAACATTAGCATCTGCTGCTACTGTTGCACCTGTTACTTTCTTGACGTTTATTTCTGGAACTACAGCAATTGCAACTGTGACTCCACCTGTAACTGGAACACATATGCTTTGCTTTGTTTTCACTACAACTACTCCTGTTGCCTTTACAACAACTGGCAACATTAAAACTGTTGCAACACCAACTCAGAACGTTCCCTTCTTCCTGATTTACAATCCGATTGAAGGGAAATACTACGTGGGTGAGGTAACAGCGTAATGGAAATGGTGGCAAGTCAGGTTAATATCAATAATGCACTGTCTATCGGCGGATGGATGAGTGTACGAGAATTAACTTGGCTTGCCACTAACGCTAGAGAAAGAGAATATATAGTAGAATTTGGTTCATTTTTAGGTAGGTCTACTCGCGCTTTAGCCGATAATATTAAAAAGAATGGAGTTATTTGGGCTGTAGACCCTTGGAATGGTGATTATTTCTGCGAAAATGGCTCCAAATTAGAAACAGTTAATACTTTTGTAATGCCTGATTTTATTAGAAACTTACAAGACCATATTGATAATAAAACTGTAATTCCTCGCCGTCTGTTTTCATATAGTTTTTCTCTACCATTTAAAGTTGATATGGTTTTTATAGATGGAGACCATAGATATGAAACAGTAATAAAAGACATAAATAAGGCATTTTCCTTGGTAAAAAAGGGTGGTATAATTTCTGGCCATGATTATAATCACCCTACTTGGCCTGGTGTTAAAAGAGCAGTAGATGAACTAATTGGCCCAATTGAATTGGAGGAACAAATATGGTGGACAATAAAGTCTTAATTGGTATTCCTACTGAGGAATATGGCCGTAGAGCAGATTTCTACGATTATCTTAATCTATTAGAAAAGCCTGCTGGTTCAATGATGTTGCTCGCGCATGACCGCTCACCTGCACATAATAGAAATATTATCGTGGAAGAGGCTCTAAAACATAATTGCACCCATGTTTTATTCGTAGATGATGACCAAACACCTCGCGCGGGAGCACTTTTACAGCTTTTAGAACATGACGTAGATATAGTTTCAGGACTATATTTGCGAAGAGAATATCCTCATCAGCCATTGATTTTTGATGTAGCTGATGATTCTGGAGCCTGTTTATATACATATTTAATGGGTGATGAACCCAGATTAAAGAAAATTGTTGCTGCTGGATTAGGATTTTGTCTAATTAAAACTTCAGTATTTAGTAGATTGGAAAAACCTTGGTTTAGACTTGGAGAATTAGGTCCAGACCAATGGTGTGATGATATTGGCTTCTTTAAGCGTGTTAGAGAAGCTGATATTGACATTTATTGTGATACAGAATGTCGTGTAGGACATATTGGAACTATGATTATTTGGCCAAATTTGCAGGATGGAAAATGGTATACGGGGTATGATACAGGCTATAAAAATGGCATGTTGAATACTCCGCAAGTCAATCCGGAGGTTAAATATACTAAATCTGGTGTTTAATGGACCAAATTCAACAAATAAATCGCAAATTGGAACAAGAATATGGCAAAGTGGATGATTTACGTCCATATTGGCGTGTTGTATATTCCGATGACCAATTTGAGAAACAATTAAGAACTCATACTGATGAAGGCTTTCAATTATTAACACCAGAAGTAAGAGAAGTTCCAAAATATCGTCAGTGGATTCAGCATAAGTATATATTGGAGAAATTAACTCCAATTCCTGAAGAAAATCAGCACGAATTACCTGAAAGTCATGGATTATCATACGAGCCTCTTTGGGTATTTGAGGATAGTAAAGGTAATGCTTTACCTCCACGATGGGATGCAATTCAATTAATCATAAAAACAGTTCACGACGCAATTGGATATAAAGGAACTAAATATAAAGACCCCTATTCAGACCCAAAAACTGCACCTGAAATAAAACAGAAAGAGATAGAAGGATTAGAACATTCATTATTCGGAAATGAAACCAATATAGGCGATGCCCTAGCCTACAAAGAAGGTGTTGGATACACAGGGCCAACAAAAGTAGGAGAAGAAAATGTCACTACAACAGCAGATGACAAATCCATTCGCGTTCCTAAATAGACAAACAGTTCGTGCGCCTGTTAATCCTTTGGATAAATGCACGATTGTGAATATTTATCCAAGGTCAATCGAGGATACGAAATATACTATTCAGCCAAGTTTCTACAAGATAGAAAAAGGCTCATATGAAGAACCTTCTATACTGGTTGTAGGACCAGCTAGTTGGTGGAAAGAACTAGATGAATCTCAACCACTATTAGAAATTCCTATTTCATCTATTACAGTCGCGGATTCATTTGTTCGTGATTATTGCAATGGTATTGTCTGCTGCAATATGGGCGATTGTATGCTTGGATTGTTTTATATTCCAGGCGAACATACTCTTCAAGACGTTAGAACTAAATACAAGAATCTTCTTGACAAGGCCAATTTATTTCAGCGAAATTGGTATCTTGCATTGGTTAGACTTGCTGATGCATTGTGGGCAAGAACTAATGGAAATCCACTATCAATTTCTGATGACATGCGTTTGGCTGCACAGGAATTGGGACTTCAAAAAGAATGGATTCGAGACTATACACACGTCGAAATGGTGCGTTGTGTTGCATGTGGCGCACTAAGAAATCCTGCATATCCAGTTTGTCAGACATGCAAAGCAATTGCAGACCCTGATGCAGCGAAAAAACTAGACCTTAAATTTGCTGTTTAGATATGCCAAAACCGTCAGAAATAATTGATATGGCTGCATCCTGTATGAATGACTCTGCACAGGAGGTTTATACAGATGCAGCTGTATTACCATATTTAAACATGGCGATGCGTGAATTACAGGAATTATTCCAGTTGAATAATATTCCTGTAACCGATGCAATGCCTGATTTTGTATTGGATGTTGCTCCAAATATTTCTAGAATAGCATTTACTGGAACAATTCCTACACTTCCTACAGATTTAAAAGAAATTAGACAAATGTGGGAAAGTGATGATGGAACTAATGTATTTATTCCAATGACTAGGAAGGATTTTATTCCTCATAATCTTGAGGGAATTACTAGAAATTCATTTATTATTTGGTCATGGATTAGTGATGAAGTCAGATTACTTCCATGTCAAGTCGCGAAAGATATAAAACTAGATTATATTAGAAATCTATTTGCTCTACCCATTCTAATTGGTTCAATAGATGTAAATATTCCAATTGAAGGTGCATTTTCATTTCTAGGATACAGAACTGCTTCCCTCGCGGCCTTATATATTGGTGAAAATAAAGGACGTTCTGATGAATTAGATGGTGATGCTGGTGGAGCATTAGACCGTTCACTAGGTATTAGTGCTAAATCTAGACAGCAAATTACTACTCGTAGAAGACCATTTATGGCTTCATTTAAACGTAGACGTATTTGGTAATGGCTCTACGCGAACACGAACCAATAGTAATTGAGGATTTTAATGGTCTTTATCGGCGTGGTGATGCTGATGAATGTCCACAAGACCACTTTTTTGATTGTAATAACGTAAAGTCTCATGGCTCATTAGCCTTTGAAACTAGAGATGGTGTAGATACATTTCAGGATATTGCAATTCCATTACAAAATGTCCAAAGAATGTATAATTTTGTTACTCAAGATAAAAATACTCTTCTAGTTTTAATTCAGGGTGGTAAAATATATCATGTGGTCGATGGTGCTACTGTAATAGGACCAATTTTAACTATTCCTACTATGACTGATTTTGCTTTTGCACCTTTCGCGGGGAGAGCATATATAAGTCCTTTTACTACATATAATGAAGTTGAAAAAGGAATTCAAAACGAATTCGTATATGTTTATAAAGGTGATGGTTCTGCTGCAAGAAAAGCCGGTGGAACAGGTCCAACAGGAACAATTACCGTTGCTAATGGTGCTGCTGGTGATACTGACGCTGGCGACCATTTATTTGGCGTGGTGTTTGAAACAGATACAGGTTATCTCACAAAACCTGGGGCCTTTTTCAAATTTACAACTTCTGCTAACCTTTCTGTCTCTTTTAGCACTATCCCTGTTGGTGGGTCTACAGTTGTTAAGCGACATATTGTTGCTACTAAAGTAATTACTAATTATAATAATGATACAACAGGTTATCAATACTTTTTTCTACCCGGAGCTACAATAAATGATAATGTTACGACTACATTGGCTAATATATCCTTTTTTGATGCGGATTTATTAGAAGATGCGAGCCATTTATTGGATAATTTCGATGAAATCCCGGCGGGTGCTTGCATGGGATTCTACAAATCAAGATTATGCGTTGGTGCCGAGTATAGTAATATTTCTATTGTACGAATCTCTTTTGCGGGAGAACCAGAAGCTATATCACAGGTGGACGGTTTAATTATTTTACCATTGGATGGAAATCCTGTTACGAATATTCATGAGTTGCGCGATGTTCTATATACCTTTAAGAAGAATAGAACTTTTGCATGGGCTGATAATGATGATGTTCCTTCTAGTTGGAACATTGTTCCTGTTGATTATGGGCTTGGTTGTCCTGTTCATGGCATCGCAACTGTTATTGATTCCGGCTCGTCATCTATTGATTACTTGATTATTGCTACTTATAGGGGATTATGTATATTCAATGGTAAATATAATGACCCTGAACTATCATTCAAAATTGCCGATTTCTGGCTTGCTCAGGATAATACCAAATTTAGGCAAATTCAGATTGTAAATGACACTGTGAATAAATTCTTTTATGTTGTTTTACCTGATTTTACCCTATTACAGGGCGATTATACACAGGGATTAGACCCAAAAAATACCAAGTGGTGGCCTTTTAGCTTCGATTTTCTAGTTAATGCAGTTGCTTTAATTAATACTAATCAATTGATTATCGGTGCATAATGGCCATTGAACGTAATTGGACAGGATTTGAAGGTGGAGATTCTGGTCGTCTACAAGGACAACCATTTCGTGGTTCTATATTTGGTGATGGAACTGCTAGAACTGGTGAATTTCATAGCAAACATATTTCAAAAAGTTCATTTGCTAATACTGGACAAGCATTTAGACGTGCAAATGCAGCTTTAGGAACTGGACTAGCACTTGGAGAACAAGCTAAAGTTGCGTGGCGATGTTTTATAAGACTAGATAATCATGTTGGAACTGCTGGTTGTCGTGGTGGTGGTATTGGTGATAGTAGTCAATCACAAAAAGGGCAAGTTGTCTTTGATACGTCGGGTCATTTTGCTGCTGCTGCTAATGATGTTATTGGTAGTTATTCTTCTTTTGCTTTATCTTTAGGTGTTTGGTATAGATTTGACATTACTTATGTTAATACTCAAGGTGCTGGCGCCAATTGCACTGTTCAAGTTACTATTTCTGCTTATACTGATAGTGGTGTTTTCATTGAAACTGTCACTCAGACTCAAGCAGTTGCAGCGGTTACGGCTTTACCATTAGATTTCGCGATTGGTAATGCTTCTACTTCTGGTTCTTCTACATTTGATTATTCTTTCGATGATTGGTTTTGGTGCGCGGCAGATAAAACTGATGTTAGTTCAGTATCTTTTCCAACAGCAACTAAAATATCTCGTGTAAGTGCTCTCGCACAAGGTTCTAGTGCAGCATGGGCAGGAGATTTTAGAACTATTATCGATGTTCCACTCGAAACACTATTTACAGATGAACAATCTACTTCTACAAATGGCGCTACTACTACATTTACACACGATATCGCTTCAAATTTGGGAATTGGCACTGTGGCTGGTATTGTGGTTCGTTCTGCGTTAAAAACTACAGGTGCATTAGGTAATGATGCATTAATGTTGAATGGTGTAGAATATACTGTGGCTACTTTAGCTGCATATGGAGTCGAACAGGATGGAGTTGATTTCAGTAACTACACTCTCGCGCAATTTAACGCTTTTGAATTTGGCGCAAGAAATAAACGGGGAGTTGCACTTCAATTGGGAAAGTGTTACTGTGAAGTATTACATGATGGGGCAGGATTACAGGCACCTTTCATTAATGGTAAAGGACCTTTCAGGCTTAAAATAGTTACTTGGACTGGAAATGGGTCATATCAAACCATTTCAGGAGTAGGATTTGGTTCACAAGCTATTATAGTTAAACCAATTAATGATGCTACCGCATTCGGATGTTGGAAAATATCTAGAATGGGTGGCACAATGACTAGACGTGCTGGTGGCGGAGTAGAAGCATCAGGAATACTAGAAATTACATCGGATGGATTTAAAATTGGTCCATCTACATCAATTAATGAAGCTGGGACTACTTATATTGCTATCTGTATTCAAGATGGTGGTGTTGGTGGTTATTTCCTAGATGTTGGTAGTTACATTGCCGATAGTATAGATAATAGAGATATTGTTCTAAATCATCCATTTCAACCAGATTTAGTATTCGTCTTTGGTCCTAATCTTGATACAGCTAGGACTAAAGATATGGTGGGTGATTTCTCAATAGGATTAGGAAATAGTAATATTTATACGAATAAAATTCAGGCTTTGAATTTAAATGGATTTCAAATAGGGACTGATGGTTCGGTAAATGCTGGTGGTGCAGGTGGATTAGGCACTGTATATCATTACATCGCGCTTCGCAGTTATTCTAGTATTGCATTTGCGACAGGTAAAGTAACTCCTACAGGAACTACATTTACTATAACAGGAATGACATTTTCTCCCGCATTTGTAGATGCTAAAAAAACTGGTGGAACAGTAGTAAATTCATTCTTTAGAAATACATTAGTTCATTCAGGCGCGAATTCTACACCTTGGCCGGGAGGTGTTAATGATGTTAATGGTATTACTTCAATAACAGCAGATGGATTTACTGGTGGTTCTCAGGTATCTGCTAATGGTGTGGATACTTATTGGTTCGCTTTGTCTCCTTTCGGCATTGATATTACTGGTGTTTACAAGTTGGTTCCCGGAAAGTTAAACGATACTCTTTATGACAGAACTGTAAGTCCAATCGCTACAAATGATGTAGATATTCCAAATCCTTTCTTCAAGACAGGACTTTTGGGGGAATAAAATGGTTATCACTGAGGCTGGAAAGTTGATTACATTCCAAACATTTGATGAACCAGTCGTTGTTGATGCACCAAATGTTAGAATGTTAAATACACTTCTTCTTGGTAATGGAGACCCAAATCAATTCCTTTTAGAAACTACACCTAATGCACATAATTTTGTTTTTGACCATTCAAGAGCAATTGGCTCAGATAATGGTCAGCGCGCAGGATGGAAATGTCATTCTGCTGGTTCGCGCATGTTTTATTCAAGTATTGAGAATATATTGCGCACTCCACAAATGGCCTTTACAGATGTTCAGGCTCTCGGAGGCTATGCTTATACAAAAGATTTTATAGCCTATAAATCATTATTTGAAGCTTCAACAGAAAATGTTATGTTTGGGGGAGCTGATGCTCCATCTGAAGATTTAATTCCTCAAGATATTGAATTTTACGAATGTATTTTCTCAAAACAAGAAAAATGGAGACAAGTTCCTGGTAGTGTCAAAAATATATTTGAATTAAAAAATGCTAAACGTGTTTTAGTTCAGGATTCTATATTTAGAGGGTCTTGGGCTGATGCTCAGGTTGGTTTTGGTATTCTATTAACAATACGAAATCAGGATGGTTCTAATCCTTGGGCAACTATTGAAGATGTGCAATTCAGACGCTGTATTATGAGAGATATTGCACATGGTATTAGTATTCTCGGAACAGATTATACGCATCCATCTAGTATATTGAAACGAGTAACAATTGATGACCTAACTATAGAAAATATGGGACCCAGTGGAAGAACTCTTCAACTAATATCTGGAAGTCAATATTTAACACTTCGCAAAATAAGTGTTAAGCATCTTCCATCAATAAATAATACTATTATGACTTTTGATGGCACTCCACTACATACAAATTTAGTGGTTGACGGATGTTATTTCGATGAAGGCGAATATGGTATTCATTCGCCAGACCATCAACTTGGAACTCCTACATTAGAAGCTTATGCTCCAGGATATATTTGGACTAATAACACAGTAAAAACACGTTCCAGTGAAACCGGAAGAACTATTCCATATCCAAATGGAACCATAATTGTATAACAATGAGTTCAAACGGCGAGAATATTAATCATTTTAATGCAATAAGACTCAGAATCAATGGGTCTGGTGTTTTTAGAATGAGTTTAATAGGATTAGATGGAAATAAAACACAGACTCTTGCAACTCTAAATATGTCTAATACTCCAGGTAGTGAACCCACTAAATTGTGTAATTTTATGAGTCAAAGAGCACAATTGCGAGGTGAAACAATAGCAATAAATGAGAAATTCAGGATAAATAGAATTTGTGTTTTCGTTAAACCAGTATTTACATCATTTCCACAATAATGGCTGACCCTATTCAACCAGATTTTAAGAAACTTAAGTCAATTCTGTTGACTTCAGCTATTCAACAGAAAAATAATCCTCTATATCAGGTAATTAATACATTACTAGATTTTCTAACACAACTAGTCAAGGGATTTAATGGTGTTATTGGTATTAATACTACTACAGGTGGATTGAAAAATCAGCAATATTTAACATGGCAAGATAATCTAGCTACATTACCAAATTCTAAGAATCTACTTGCAGGTTCTAATATCACATTTACTGATACTGCCGGTAAAAGAACTGTTTCATCTACAGCAGGTGAGGTAAGTTTTGTTAGAATATTCTTAATGATGGGTGGCTAATGGCTGATGTATTAAAAGTATTAGGACAATCACAACCACCTGCTGGAATTTTAACTGATATTTATACAGCAATCGCACAAGGTTCTGTTAGTACAATTTCTATTTGCAATACCAGTCCTTATGATGCTCTTTTTAGATTATCTATTGCTATTGGTGGCGCGGCTGATGATTTCAAGCAATATATTCATTATGATGCCAAATTGAAGGGAAATAAAACTTTAACTGTAACTATTGGAATTTCTTTTGCAATAGGAACTGTTATCAGAGGTTATTCTGATATTGGAACGGTTTCATTCAATATATTTGGTGTTGAAATATGAGCCAAGATGTATTTCCTGCTGATGCTGTCAAGGCTGAAGTATCTGAGGAAATTCAGAAAATGTATCCTGATGGTTCAGAAATCGCATTGTCTCTAACTAAAGCGTTAGAACTCAGAGTTAAAACTGATAAAGAATTAATAGGTTGTATTCAGGAATTAATAAAGGAAATTGGGGAAGTTAAAGCACTTTTAACATTAGCAGTAAAGTAGGAGATTAAGATGGAATTCAGTTTAAAAGCAAGAATCCGTAAATTGATGGAAGCTTTTGATGCTGAAGTATCTGGTGGCGACCCAAGAGACATAGTTTTAACACAACAGTTAGAATTACTTGTCGCTGCCGGTGCAACTTCTTATCAAGAAACAGTAAGAGCAGGACGAGCATTTTGGACTGGTAATACTGCTTCTGTTGCTGCTGTTGTAGCAGTTCCAACTACAGCAGTAATGCTTGCATTATTCAATAATGATGCTGATGGGGGTTCATCATTAATTATAGATTGGGTGGCTGCATCTGGCGTTGCTAAAACAGCGGCTGCTGGACAACAGCAAATGTTAGGTCTTATTGGACAAGTAAGAGAAGCTGCTCCCACTGCGGCTGCTATTACATTTAAGAAAAGGAATGGTTTGTCTGGTGGAGTCAATACACAGGTAAATAGTAAAGCTATTCCTATTATTGGCGGCACTGCATTGCCTGCTAATACTGGTATTGCTGCAAATTGGTTCCCAATTGGACCTGCATTTGGTTCTCCGGGTGCTGCTGCTACACCTGGTCATGGTGCATACTATACACTCAATGGTGACATTATTGTTCCACCCGGAAGATATTTCGCAATGCATGTCCTCGCGGACGTAGTAGGTTCTACTTATCTAGGATTTATTGGTTGGCATGAGAAGCTAATTGCTTTAGGATAATGACACTTAGAGAGAAACAATCAATCTTCGCGGAACTAGTTACTCAGTTAATACTTAAAGCTGAGGAATTAGGTTTCCAAGTCACTTTAGGTGAATGTTATCGTTCACCTGAAGAAGCTGAAAGATTATTTAAATTAGGTAAAGGAATCAAGAATAGTCTACACTGTATTAGATTAGCAATTGATATTAATCTATTCAAGGATGGAAAATACTTAGCATCAACTGAATCTCATCGTCCATTAGGAGAATTCTGGGAATCATTAGATTTAGAAGGCAAAGATATAAAATGTGTATGGGGTGGTAGATTTGGTGATGGAAATCACTATTCTATAGCTCATGGTAATAGAAAATGATTAGAACCTTGCAACAAACTGATTTATTTGATTTGCGAAGGATTCATGAAAGACATTATCAAGATGAATTCAATTTTGATGAATTCATAACTAATCATATGCTATGTGGATTTGTAGTGGTTAGTAATAATGATAGGATTATTAGTGCTGGTGTAGTTAGAACTATAGCTGAATGTGCTGTAGTCACTGATAAAGATTATTCAATCATTGATAGAAAAGAAGCTCTTATGCAGATATTACAAGCTTCTATGTTTACTGCTGGAAAATTTAATTATGATGAATTACATGCCTTTGTCCAAGATAAGAAATGGGAAAAAAGACTGAAAAAAAGCGGTTTTAGGGACTGTGCTGGTAAAGCATTAGTTCTGAGTCTATAATATGGCAAAAGGTGATAAGAAAAAAGTTGAAAAAGAAATAGATGCCCAGAAAAGGCTCTATTCTGGACAACAAGAACACTATAATCCATTACTGCAATCTCAAACGGAGAAAGCTATTGGGATGCAAGATATTGGAAATATGATTGGATTACGTGACTATGGAAATATGATGAGTATGTATGGAAATATGGCTATGGGTGGCGGACCTCGCGCCACTTATAACCGTAGTCCTGAAATGAATAAAGCCTTTGGTGGCTATAGTGAATTTGCTGACACGGGAGGATATAGTCCTGCTGATGTGGCAAATATGAGAGCGCGCGGAGTATCACCAATTAGAGCTGTATATGCTAATGCACAATCTAATATTGACCGTCAAAGACGTTTGCAAGGTGGTTATAGTCCTAATTATACTGCTGCAAGCTCGAAAATGGCTCGTGAACTATCTTCTACATTAGCAGATAAAACTACTGATTTAGAAGGTAATCTTGCTGAAATGAAACAACGTGGTAGACTTGCTGGTCTTGGTGGATTGGCAGGACTTTCACAAGCAGATGCTGAAATGGCATTACGCGCATCAATGGCTAATCAGGATTTCTCACAGAATGCATTACGTGGAATGACTTCACTATATGGAACTACTCCTGCTATGGCAGAACTATTTGGTAGACAAGCATCTACTGGATTAGGACAAGAAATGGAAGGAGCACAACAAGGTGGTCAATTTGGTCTAGGTTTAGTTGGCCAAAGAGTTAATGCTGCTCAATTACCATCTAATTTTGAAACCGCAATGGGTAGAGTTGGAACAGGACTTAAATGGGCTGGTAAGATTGCTCCAGCCTTCCTGTGAGGATTTATGCCTGATTTAGGAGCACTTCAAAGAATAATGAGACTCAAGAATATATTTGGGTCTCAAGGTGAAATGATAGGAAATGATTTACCATCGCAAGGTGGTATTACTGGAAATATGGATTTTGAACCTACTGATGCAGATGTTGAGGCTGCTGTAACAAGTAAATTTCAGCCTGAACATGAAATGAGCGATAGATTATCTTCAATGTTAGATACTTATCCAGAAAGAAATAAACCCGGAATGTTACGTAAAATTGGTGCAGCATTAGTTGGTGCTTCTGGTGGTAATGTTGAACATGCGTTATATGCACCATATTATCGCGAATTGGAAGATTGGAAGACTAAAATTACTCCAACTATGCAAGCATCTACTCAGGAAAGATTACGCAATACTAACGAAAGAACTAGATTGTATCAACAGGAATCATTAAGACTTCGCGAAGAGGCACAAAAACATAAAGCAAACAATGATGAAGCAAAAGCTGAAATAGCTAGAAAGCGCGCAGAAGTATACGAGTATAAAGCTAAAAATCCAGATTTAGACTTTGATTTCAAAGGTCCAACAATCAAGTCAATTAATCCAAAAACTGGAGAAGTTAAAGATACTGGTGTTCCTACTGGTTCAACGTCTGAACTAGATAAAATTAATCTACAACATAAAAATAGATTGGAAGAAATTGGTAGAACTGGTTCTGAAGCTCGCAAAACTGAAGAATTAAGACAAACTGGAAGAGAAGAAGTAATAGAAAAACGTGGTGAAGAAGCTAGAAAAACAAAGGAAGTTCCATCTGGAACTGTAACTAAAACTGGCGCTGCAAAACCAGAATTACCTACTCAAACTAGAGTTAGACAATTCAATTCTGCAAGAGAATTGTTTAATAGTAGAAAGGATTTGAGACCATTCATTAAAATTGGTTCTCCAGGTAGTAATGATTTCTCTATTACTCCTCCCGGAACTAATTTTATGGGTAGTGCTACTGGTCCAACTAAAGAACAATACGATGAAATTAATGAAAAAATATATGGTAAAAAGGAAGAAAAGAAACCTACTACACCAGCAGCAGGTAGAGGTGCTCCACCTCCTAATACGCTGCCAAAGAAAAGTAAATATAAAGTGACGATAAGCTAATGCCTAAATTTACTTTTCACCTCAAAGATGGTAAAACCCTTACATTAGAAGGTGATGAACAGCCTTCTGATAGTGAAGTTGAATCTATCGCTAAAGAACAAGGTGTAGAGCTTGCACCCGCTGAAGATACAGAACTAGAAGATTCCTCTACACCCGAAAAACCTAAATCATTTCTTTCTCGCGCATGGTCAGCAGCATCTTCACCATTAACTACTGCTCCATCTAGATTTGCACGTCAAGTTAGTGATTATTTAACTGACCCAAATCAACAAATTATGACTCCTACAGGTGAAGGTGGAGTTCATGATTTCATGGCTAGAAATTTAGCTAGAGTGCGTGGAGGAATAGCAGGCGGATTAGAAGGTGTTGGAGATTTAGTATCTGGAATGAGTAGTCCTATTAATTTAGCTACTACTATCGCTACATTAGGAGAAGGAACTGCATTAAAGGCTGGATATGGAGGAATTGCGCGAGGACTTAACTTGACTGCCAAAGCTTTGGCTGCACCTATGATTGTAGAAGGTGGAGAAAAAGTATTCAGTCCTGAATCTACATTGGCTGAACGTGGAATGGGATTAACTGAGATGGCTGGTGGGGGAGCAGCTATGTTACATACTCCATCATCTGTTAAAAGTAATGCTCCTATTAAATCTACAGAATTACCAGCCGTAGCCACTGAAACTCCCAAACAGAAATTTAATATGGGACAAGTAATTGTAATTAAAAGTGATAAAGCTACTCCACAATTAGTTAAAAAAGCGAGGGAACAGGGATTTGAATTTGAAGGATTAAATGACCAAGGACATTTTAGGTTTAAGAAAACATCTGAACCCACAATACAACCAATATTAGAATCTGAAATTCCACAAGGTCATATTGGTAATTTAGCTGATGTTAAGAAAGGTAGTATAACCGCGGAAGCACTAAATTTCCCGCGTTCTGTAATGGCATCAATGGATTTCTCTGCACCATTAAGACAGGGATTAGGATTAATTCATAAGAAACAATTCTGGACTTCACTTGATGATATGTTCAAGTCTTGGGGTTCAGAAGAAGGATTTAGACAGGTTCAACAATCCATTGCAGATAAACCACTATTTAGACCTAGACAAACTCCTGCTGGTAAGCCATTACCATCATTTGCTGAATCTGTTGGATTAAAACTTACTGATTTAACTGATTTATCGAGTCGCGAAGAAGCATTAATGTCTACATGGGCGGAGAAAATTCCTGGTGTCAGAAGAAGTAATAGAGCGTATACTGGATTCTTAAACAAACTACGTGCTGATACTTTTGAATCATTAATTGACCAAGGTAAAATATTTGGTGCTGATGGACAAACAAATATTCCACTCGCGAAAGAACTCGCGAATTTTGTTAATACTGCATCTGGACGTGGAAATCTAGGAAGATTAGAACAATCTGCTACGGCCCTGAATAGTGTATTTTTCTCGCCTAGATTAATCGCGAGTAGATTACAAATGCTTAATCCGATGTATTATGTAATGGCTAATCCAATGGTAAGGAAGGAAGCACTAAAGAGTTTATTTGCTATCGCGGCTGCTGGTAATATTGTAACTCAGTTAGGTAAAATGGCAGGTGGAACTGTAGAAGCAGACCCTACAAGTTCTGATTTTGGTAAACTTCGAATTGGTAATGCTCGATTGGACCCATATGGTGGATTTCAACAATATATAGTTGCTGCTAATAGACTAGTTCAGGGAAGAATAAAGTCATCGACGACTGGTAATGAATATAATCTTGGGGAGAAATTCGGTAGGCCAACACGACTTGACGTTGTGGAAAGATTTGGTGAATCGAAACTAAATCCTGCCCTTTCATTTGCAGTTGGAATACTTAGGGGAAAAAGTTATACGGGGCAGCCTTTTGATGTTCCTGAAGAAATAGCCTCGCGATTCATTCCAATATTCCTACAGGATTTGAAGACTATATTAACTGAAGACCCAAGAATACTTAGTATACCTGAATCTGTTCATCCTGAGAATCTTCCAATGGTGATTGGTTCTCTATTTGGGATGGGTTCACAGTATTATGAATCTAAGTAATACCTCCAGGTTTAATTATTAAGGGAACTCTAATTTCTATAGTTGAAATAACTGGTAATCTATTTGCAGCTTTTAATACTGCATAAAAAGTATCATCACGTTCAAATAATTTCTTCACTGTTGGCAATAATCTCTCCATTTCAATTGCCAAAATTTCATCTAATGTTAATTTAGAAGGTAAAAATATAGTTTTCTCACCTGGAATCCAAAGTAATTTCTCATAATCTACAAATTCGGCTGCTGGAGTAACTAGAAGAAATTTAAGGAAGTCTCTTCTATTCATTTAGGTTCCTCCACAAAATCAATTGGTCTTAAATTCCCACAATAACATCTCTTAGTTCTACCAAACACAGTTTGTTCACAATTAGAACATTTCCAAGGCTTTACATCTAGATACCATTTTATGTAATTGTATTGTTGTTCTGTAAATCCTATAGCTTCGTCTTCAGGAAATACTTGGACGGTTATTCCATTATCTTTTGGGGGATTTATTATTGGCATTTTCTCTCCAATTCAAATACTCATTCCTGATTAGACCTATAGTAACACAAATTATTACTACTATCCAAAAGAAGAAATTTTTGATTTTGTATATCAATGTTTACAAGGGTCCACATTTCCCTGTTTAAGACAATTAATACAAACAAAGAAAGAATGATTCTCCAAATCATTCAAAATTTCCTCATTAATATTTTCGTAAGTTAATCTGACTCCAGATGCAGAGCCATCTTTAAGACTTTCCGAATAGGCGATAATATAATATTTTTTATTATTCTGAGCAAAATATGTTCCTATTGGAAATTCCCTTATCAAATCCTGAATTGATTTAGGTCTGGTTTTGAACCATTCAGAAGAT